ATGATTTGCTATCTGGATACAGAAATTGGTGGTGACGAGAACGAAGGTCGCGACGAAGGTCGTGCTGGTACCGCTCGCCGACTCATCAACCTTGCTGGAGAAACCGTGGGCCGCCGACGGACTGGTCGCGCCCGTACTGCAACTGCTGCTCAGATTTTGAGCGAATCAGCAGCAGCACGCGCTGCCCGACGACTCCGAGACAGGTTGCGCGCTCGGCGCAATCGGGGATAATTATCCCCACTTCTCCAGACCTCGTGGATGGGGGTATTTAAATGCTTGTATCAGTTGCTGAACTTAAGACATACATGGACATCTCCCTGTCCCTGCGACAGGAAGACGCTGCCGACTTGATACTTGGTGGGCTACAGAGCGAACTTGAGTCCTATCTGCGTCGCCCAATTGAACCAATTGAGTTTGTTGATGAAGTTCATGTTCTTGAATCTGACCACATAGGTCTGCCAATTGGTTCAACCTTCTACAACGAGGGCTACCAACAGACGGACATTAACCCAAATGGAATTCTTACTTACAGCACTCCACCGCCAACAATTGCTTGGAGAAGCGATTAAGCGGACATCAACGATTACTCGCGCCGTTGTTACTGGCTCCACTGTTGTTTATACCTCTGCTAACGATTTTACCGTTGGCCAAACTGTTGATATCCAGGGAATGTCGTACGCTGCCTTGAACCTTGACCTCAAAGTCATAACGGCAGTTACACCAACGACATTCACCGTTACTCAAAGTGGACTAACCGCTGGCACATACATCCAGTCGGGTACGGCAGACGCAAGGGGCTCGGACTATACGGTTCGCCGTTTTGGTATTGATTTCTATCGTGGATACGCAAATGACCGCGTAACCATTACCTATACCGCTGGTCTTGATGGCGAGAATATCAAGATGTTTAAGTTGATGATTCTTCGCGCTGCAACAAGAGAAATGCAAAACATGCACGACGATGTCGTCGGTGTTAAAGACCTCAACCCTCGTGGTGTCGCTGTTGCTGAAACTGGGTTCTTGGAAAAAGAACTAATGATGGTGAAACGGTATAGACGAAATAGGATTGCCTAATGCGTAATTTTGATTTACGCCTTGATGTTGACGAATCTGGACTTGAGGGAACAGAAGAAGAACTAAGGGACATGCGCCAAAGAGCGCGTAACCTAAAACCAGTCTTTGAAAAAGCAGGACTTGCTTTACGCAAATATACAAAAAGCAACTATCTGTCAAACGGACTTGAAGTTGGTGGTTGGAGCCCACTGTCTCCGAAGTATGCCGCGTGGAAAGCAACGCGATTCCCAGGTGCTCCACCAATGATACGAACTGGAAGACTTTTTAATTCGGTTGCTGTTGTTGGACCTGAAATTGATGCTCATGACACATGGGCGTCATACTCTGTTGAGGGTGTTGAGTATGCAAAGTTCCATCAATACGGAACAACCAAGATGCCAAAACGACAGATACTTTTTGCACCAGAACTTTGGACAAAAGAAATTGCCGACATGGCCGCAGACTTTGTAGCGAACGGAAATATCTAATATGCCAATCTACGACAATCCGCTAATGCATGGTGCCCAGTTTGCTAAACAATATGTTTCTAATTATTTACAATTAGATATACCGCAACGAGTTGTTAGATATCGCAACGGGTGGGACATAAGCGACACTGAACTTCCATCTCCAGCAAAGTACTTAACATACGAGCCATTGGCGCTTGATGACTGGCCAACAATTATCACAGTGGCAATCAATACTTCTGGATTTGAAAGAATCGCCTATGACGGTCCAGACCCGCTCTACAGAGTTGACTATGTAATGCGCACATATATTTGGTGCAGAGCCCTCGGGTCGGAAGAGGCAACAATTGCCAGAGACAGGCTCACCACTGTTGTTCGTTCAGCCCTGCTTGAACTCGTCAAGATATTGCCGAATTGTCTGAGATTGAACTCAGTGTTAGACAACAAAATCTTTCTGACACCGACCTCCCAACTGCTGATTGGCCTAGTTGACTTCCATAGTCCATTTATTGGGTACAATTGGCTACTGGTTTTAACGATTGGAAACAAAAATGGCACATTTATTCGCATTGCTTGACACTGTGGAAAAACAAACTAATTTTGATAAGCCAAGCAAAATTGTAAAGAATGTAACTCCTGGACCATTCGTCATAGACGAAGATGGTCGCCAAATCCACTCTCGTGGAGTTGCTGCTGTTGATGCAAATTGCAAAATTTGTGAAGCAGGAATCAAGTCTGGGGCATTGGTCGTTATTCGCGAAGTAACATCAAGCAACTCTGCATCAAAAGTAAAACCAAAAGAAAAAGAAGTAGTAAGTGCACCAGTCGTTGAACAAGAAGTTCCAGAAGTTCAAGAGACAGTTGCACCGACTAGTCAGCAATAGTCTGTACAATGGGAGAAATAACACGGCGTTATCTCCCGCGAGGAATTTAGGAAGGTGTCATGCCAGGCGTAAACATCACAACAGCAGTAAGACAAGGTCCATCAGCACCAGCATCAGTTGAAACATCACAGATGTTCGCTGTTGGCTTGGCAGAAAGTGGCCCTGCAGGGGAAGCAACGCTTGTAACAAGCCTTGCAGAATTTGAAGCAGTATACGGTGGCTATGTTTCATATGCCTACCTGCACCCAACAGTTCAAACCTTCTTTGAAGAGGGTGGCACCCGCGCTTACATTTCGCGCGTAGTTGGACCTGCTGCGACAATCGGCGCAATCTCCTTGAACGAGGGCGGCGTTGGCGGAGACAATGTCATGACGATTCGTGCCAATGGTGCTGGCGACTGGAGTGACAATGTCACTGTTCAGGTAACCGCTGGAACCGCAACTGGAACATTTATCATCCTTATCCGCAAAGATGGCAACTTGGTCTACAGCACTGGAAACTGCTCAACAACCGCACAAGCAGTTGGACGCATCAACAGCAGCGCAGCAGCCTCGGCAATCGTTGTAGCAACAGACCTTTTGGCAACTGGTTCACCACAGCCTGAAGTCATGGCAGCGACAGCGCTTAGCGCTGGAAGCGATGACCGCGCTTCAGTTGTTGTTGCCGACTATGTAACAGCATTGAGCGACTTCTTGGATTCATACGGAACTGGTGTTGTTGTTTGTCCAGAGTCAAGCCACACGACGGTTCAGACTGGCCTTGCAAACCATGCCAACAATTACAACCGTCTTGCATTCTTGCATGGTGCCTTTGATGACACGATTGCAGAAACAAAGACTGCTGGATTTGCGCTTTCGGCTGCAGATGTAAACACCGAGCATGTTGCTTACTTTTACCCTTGGGTTTACATCCCAACATCAACGAATGGAATCAACCGTTTGATTCCACCAGTTGGATACGCAGCAGCAAAGCGCGCTATTGCACATGTGCAAACTGGCGCACATCAGCCTGGCGCTGGATTGATTTCAGCAGCACGCTTCGTAAACGGCGTCGCAACTGACATTGACAAGACCAACGGAGACGCAATTGACGATGCTTATGTAAATGCAATCCGTGTTATTAACAACACGGTTCGCATCTACGGAGCACGCAGTATGTCCTCGGATACCGACAACTTCCGCTATATCACAGCGCAAGATGTTGTTAACCAAGTCGTTATTGAAGCCAACCGCTCACTTGAAGACCTGCTCTTCGGCGTGATTGACGGACGCAATACCGTTTTTGCAAGTGTTGAATCAAAACTCTTTGCAATCCTTGAGCCACTCCGTGTCAACGGTGCTTTGTTTGAAGCATTTGACGCAACTGGAAAGCGGATTGACTTCGGTTATACCGTAAAGTGCGACTCAACGCTGAACCCAACTTCGCAACTTGCAACTGGCCTTGTTAAGGCTCGCGTAGGATTGCGTGTATCAAGTGTCGGCGACAAAATTGAAGTTGACATCATCAAGTCAAACCTGACTAAGTCAGTCGTCTGAGCCACGGAGGAATAAGACATGGCAAAGGTATCCCAAAGGCAAGTAATCGCACGGATTGCTCCACACAATTCGGCAAACATTCTTGAAACTAAACCACCAAAGTGGGAAGCATTCAAGTTCGCTCAGGTATCTGGTGGAGAAATCACTGCTTCAGTAGAAAAAATCTACGAAGGTGGCGCTTCGTCACCAACGGTTCTTTGTGCTCCATTTGACATTGGCGACATTACACTCACCGCTCACTACGACTTTGAAAAAGAAGGCGTTTTGACCGATGACAAGAACTATGTTGACAAGAAGTTGGCAATCCTCCGCACGATGGTGGGCAAGGCTTACTACGACATCACGGTTGAAGTATTCAACTGCGACCTCAAGGTTCCTGGTCTTGACCGCATCTACTCCAAGTCACTCCTTGTTGGTTTGACCGAGCCAGACGGCGACTCGTCATCTGGTGCACCTTCAACATTTGCTTTGACCTTCTCGGTCTCAAATGTTGCAAGCCAAATCAACCAATAAATATACGCTTTTAGCGCAACTGTTGACAGGCTCACTATTGGTCCTGTGCTAGTTTGTCGGCTATGACAAATTCAGAACTTTATTCAGAGCAAACACCAGAACAGCCAGCGAAGAAGGCTGTCCCAGCAAAGAGCGCGAAAGAACAGACTGTTCTTGACCAGTTGACCGCTGCAATTAAGAAAAAAGTTGAGCGACCAACAGTTCACCTTGAAGTTCCAGAACGACCTGGCGTCAAGTTGATTATCAGTCCAAACATCTCACAGCAACAACTTCGCTCATGGCGCCGCAACGCTGGTGAAGACACCAAGAATGGTTTGGATTCATTGAAGTTCGCATGTGCAGTAGTGGGTCACACTACAACTGGCATCATCTTTGGCGACGAAGAAGTGTTTGACGATTCAGGCAATCCTTTGACATTTGCATCCGACCTCATCATGGAGATGACAGAAACAACTCGTCCACACCCAGATTGCGTTCGCGCATTCTTTGGTGTTGACCCGCACACAGAAGGTGCAGCGCTTGCAATTCTTGAAGCCGCTGGATATTCGGATACGGTGGACACCGTGGACCCTACGAAGGAATCTTCAGCGAACTAGTTGAAGATTCCACAATCGTAAACGCCGCTCGTCTCGGCGAATTGTGGGGGACAAGTCCAATAGAATTGCTCAATTACACCCAAGAGCAATGGATGATAATGATGGCATGTGCTAAAGTTATATCTAACGACCGCGAGCGAGAACGGCGCGAAAGAGACAAGTAGCACTCCACTCGGCCCGCCCTATTAGAGAAAATCTAAATATGGCTGACCAAAACCCATCTATTAAAATCAGTTCGCGGGCTGACACTGGGGCGATACTAAGAACAATTGGTAGCGTCAAAGGTCTAAGGCGCGAAATAAAAGGGCTGTCCAAGGACATGCTTCTTAATGCTGCTGCATCAAAATTGATGGGTAGTTCTATGGGTGGTGCTGGCAAGCAGACCGATAGATGGAAAAAGGTTATTGACTCAACCGACAAAGTGATTCGCAAAATGGGCGCAATGACAATGAAGGGTCTTGTGTCAATGCTCAAAATTGCAACAATGCAAATGGCCGCTCTTGGCGCAGCAATGGTTGTCACCCACGGTGCATTTATTCTTGGAAGATTTGCAGTCAAAGCGTATCAAGTCGCCATGCAGGGGATGGCTGGAGCGGCTGCTGGACTAACTACGGCAGTTGCAATTGCTTCAGCGGCGGTTCGCGAACAGCAGGCAGCGATGTACGCATACAAGACCAAGACCGCAAAAGAGTTTGGCAGTGGACTAAACCAAACCAGAATGGTGATGCGTAACCTGACGATGGACGCAGACCTCGCAAGTCTTGGAATGGAAAACCTGAATAAGGCATTTGCCACGGTTTCAAAGAATCAAAATGTGTCCTTCAATGCAACAAGCCAAAAGTATCTAAAAGGATTGATGGACTTTGCTTCTGCTGGTCAACCACTTGAACAGGGCGTAGAAAAAGCAGCGGAACTTGTAGCGACATTACAGGATTCAAAGAAATCTTACGCTCAGGTTAAAGCCTCAGCAAAAGAACTTGGGCCAGCAATGGTTGAGGCAATCAAGCAGGCCGACAAGCAGGGAATCAATACCAAAGAAAAATTTATTGCCGCAATGAATAGCGGAAAGTTGTCTGCACTTGGCGGTGTAACTGGGCAATTTGACGCAATCAACTCAACGCTATTTTCTCAATTTAAAAAATATTTCACCATGCTAAGAGGAAATCTTGCTGACTTTGGTCAAGGATTTTTAGGTGATACAAAAGTCGCTCTTGAGACGATGTACAAGGCTGTTGACAAGGCACTAAGAACCACTTCTGGGAGCGTTGCCGCGTGGGGTAAAAATGGCGGTCTTCTTGGTGCGCTTACATCTGGAGTTGAAAAACTTTCAAACTTCTATGTAAAACTAATTAGAGATTACTTGCCAAAATCCGTTGGGATGTTTAAGCGTCTTGGGGAGTGGTGGTACAACTTCAAGGCTGGGTTTAAGGAAATAGCATACAACCTCAAGCCATTGATTGAAGGCGCAAAAGTTCTTGAGAAGTTGTTCGCAGCAATGTTCAAACCAGTTTGGAGAGAAATTAAAGCAGCAACAACTGGCCTTAACTCAATGCTGCAAAAGCAGGGCAGCCAATTTGAGAGATTCGGCAAAGCAGTTGGAGAACTGATTGGCACATTTATTAAGTTCTTCAGCAAAGTTGGCGACGGACTTGGAGAAACGCTTGGAAAATTCACAAGCGTAATTGAGACCCTGACCGACGCACTTCAAATGCTTTACGATGTATTTGGCGGAATGCAAAAGATGTTCGGCACGCAAGGTGCGTTTATCGCCGCGATGGCTATGGGCCGAAGCATGAAGACAAACTTTGGTGGATACATCAGAGAAAAAACCCAGTACATGAATGTTGACGCTGGAACGGTCAATATTAAAGGCGCAGCAATTGGGGCGGCAAAAGGATTTATGACTGGCGGACCACATGGCGCAGCCGCTGGAGCGCTAGGTGGCAGTGGTTTGCTTGGTCGCGCTGGTCCTCTCGCTGGAACTATTGCTGGCGGAACAGGTGGTCTGTTCTCGGCTCGTGGACTTTACAACAACTTCTCCAACAACGGGCTAAGAGGTGGACTGGGAAGTTTGCGCCAAGGCGCTGTTTCTTCCATCAAGGGGATTCCAGCAAGCGTAAGAGCATCAATTAACGGACGCCTTAGTACTGCAACAAGTGGCATTTACGACTCATACAAGATGGGCGGACTGCAAAGCGCAAGACAACATTTTGCTGGTCTAACAAGACTGAGAATGCAAGGTTTGTCGCAAACTGGTCCTGGTTTTGGTTCAATGCTTGGAAGGTTCCCGACCCTTCCAGGAGTTGGTCCAGGTCCGAGTTCTGCTCCATCAATTCCAGGTATTCCCACAATGGGTGGCGGACCATCTGGTGGTGGCAGTGGTGGAAATAAATGGAAATACGGGAGTACAACAAAAATTCCAGGCAGCCAAGTAACTGGTTGGCGAAAGATGACTGGACGAATGTTTAGAGAATCTCGTCAAAGAGCAAACGATAAAGCGGTAAATAAAAAAGGCCTAATGGGCGGAGGAATGGGTTCCTTTGGCGTCTCAATGGGACTCAATTATCTTGCTGGCAAAGCATCACCAGAACTGCAGGGTGGACTGAACGCTGCATCAATGGCCGCTATGTTTAATCCAAAACTTGGTTTGGGAATTGCTGGCGGCACATTGGCTTTGCGAAGTGGCAATACTGCAGTCGCCGCAGGTGGAGGCGCGCTTGGTGGCGCAATGCTCGGTGCCAAACTTGGTGGTGCACCAGGAGCGGTAGTCGGCGCTGCACTCGGTGTTGCAATGGGAGCAATCATGGCCCCAATCAACAAAGCACGCGCTGAATCTAAAAAGATTAAAGCCTCCGTAGATGATGTGATGGATAACATCGTTAATAACTTCATGGTCAAAGCAGCCCTTCTGACACGAACTGGAACTGGTGAATCAGAGAACCTTAAGGCGATGAAAGACTTCGCTTCGCAGGCGCGCGGCAGGGCAACCGACCTGAACAAGCGTGGAAAGGCTCAGACGAAAGTCGGCAACCGACGCGGTATTGGAAACACCATGCTTATTGGCGCTGGTGTTGGCGCTGCTAGTGGTGCGGCAATAGGTGCTGCAATTGGCTCAATCCTTCCAGTCGCTGGAACGATTGCTGGAGCAGCAATTGGCGGTGTTCTCGGTGGAATAACTGGAGCGGCTGCTGGGGTTCTCACATTCGGCGCAAAACAAATGTTTGACTTCTTTGGCAAAAAACAAAAAGACGCCGCAACAAGGAAGTCTCAAAAATCAGAACTCGTAAATATGTTGCAAAGTGGTCTTATCTCGCAGGCACAATACGACGAGTACAACAAGAACGATAATACGCGAGGAACTGCCCTTAAGCGATTTGCTGATAGAAGCGATGCACAGGCAACTGCTGCACAAAGACTAAATACCGTTTACGAACGACGCACCAAAGTCATTGAAGATATGACAGGAATGAGCGGCAAGGAAATTGACCGCCTAGCAATGTCATTGGGCGTGAATCTGTACGACGCAACAAAAGACTTTAACGAGGTTCTGGTGGAACTTGGTTTGACTGTTGTCAAGACAGCAGAACAAATCAACATGGACCTCAATCAAGCAATGGTTAATAATCTCACGGTATTTGATGAGGTTGTAAAGCGCCAAAAAGCGCCATTGATTCTTGACGAAGCGGCAAAGGCATTCTCAATGAATAGGCGAGCCTCTGGTGGTGGACCAGTTGACATGGAGGACCTCGGCTCTTTCATGAAGACTGCTGCAGAGCAGATGAATATCATTAGTGGTGGCGACACCATGAAGACCTACTTTGAACTGCGCAGGCAGTTTGGCGAAGGCGGGCAGGCCTACTCCCAAAAGGGCGGACCTCTTGAGGGTATGGGCGCAGACATTTATGCAACTGGAAGCGCCTCGCGTGTAGCGATGAATGATTTCTTCGGCAAGCAAGACCAAGCAATGCAGGGTGCGCTAAAGGGCCAATTCACCGCAAAAATGGCCGAACAAGGAATTATGCTTGGGGCAGGCGGCGTGCAGAGTATTGCAGACCAATTCAAGGGTCTTGACCTTGACTCCCAGCAAAGATTTGCCACTGCGCTTAGCAGCGGTGAACTTTTCAACACCCAGGGAAGCATATCTTCCGCCCTTTCCAGTTACGGAATATCAATCAATCAACAGGATGTCAAAACGCTTAATACTGAAGATAAGGCTTTCTATTTGGCTGACCTAACCGAAAAGCAGGCCTTGGTCGCAGACGAACAGCGCAAACTTATTGAGGAACAACGGGCTTTCTACAGTCCTGAATCTTCGCAGCGCCCAGAATGGTGGAGCAAAGAAGCCCTCACGGAAGTGTTTAAGGCTGCTGGCATTGATGACACATTTACTCCGCGAGGCAAAGGAATTGGCGATACAACATCTTCACGACTTGTGCAGACACTATCTCGCCATAGCATGATGAATGCTGGTATTGCTGGAAAACGAAACATTACATCGTCATACAGAACAACTGGTCTTGGCTCAATCAACTCTGACCATGTGACTGGTCGTGCTTACGACCTAGTCGGCAATCAACTTGGTATGTATAAGACAACAGTTGAACGAAATGGCGGATTTGCTGAATTCCACGGTGGCTCACAAAACCGTCACCTTCATGTGGTCCCAGGCCCAATGGGTGATACATCAGTTCCATCCATGAGCCGACCTATCGTGCAACAAGTAAATTCAAATGATTCTGCTCGTAGCGGTGGAAATACAATTAACATCAATGTCAGTGGTGGAAATACCGAACAAATTGTTCAGCAAGTAAAAGCACACCTTGACAGAATGAATCGCGAAGAAATGTACAGGAGATAGTCATGGCATATCAGGGCCAGACCATAAATATCGGTGGTTTCACTTATTTGGAAACAGACTATGTCATTACAAATTTCAACGAGGAAAACAGAAAAATTTACGGTGATAAACCAAAAGTTTTTGTAAGAAGCAACGATTTAACAACCAATTATGTTATTGGTATTAAAGATAAAGTTTTAACAGCAGAAGTAGTCAACAAAAATACGGTAGACCCAAAATGTTCTGTCTCTGGAACCAAGGTGACTGGCAAAGATGGGCGGCGAGATGTTGATGATGTTGTTTATACGGCAACTCCAGTATTCAAGGCAAGGGGCTTAATAAAGGCTGGGCCACTTGCTACGACATATGCAGAATACAAATTAGGTGAAGAAAAACTTACAAATATATCTTTGCAAGATTTGCTCAATAGGTTTAATGCATACCTAGCAAGCGGCGCCAGGGGTAGTTACGATTCTGGACTAGCACTCTGGTTTAAGGCACCTGGGCGCTCTGATAATAAATTTCAATTATTGCAAACTCGCGACGATGTTGTAAGAGCCTATCAATCGCATTTTATGCACGAAGATGAATTGAATAGGCAAGCGGTTACATCAATAACTGGAGCAACTGGAACTGCATTTTATTCTGCTGGAAATGGTGGCTATGTAGGAGAAGGCCAAGGCTTGTGGAGTATGTATAAAAAGCGCGGTCTCAGCGATGATGCAATCAGACGCGAACTGCTTGATATGGGTTATACGCAGGCTCAAATAAATATTGCTCGCAATCAGGCGTCAGTTGTATCGCTGCAATCGCCAGGGGATGATGCAAATAGCGGCGCTGGCGGCGTTGGCGGCGGCGCTGGCGGTTCAGGTGGCGGCAGCGGCTCAGGAGGCGGAAACGGTTCTGGGGGCAGACAGGGAACAGTTGACAACGGGCTATTTGAGTATATCCCTGGAGTCGTCTCAAGTATACAGATTCAAAGAAGTCGTAACATATTTGCAGACAATTTAACATCTGACAGAATCTACAAACAAGCAGATGATGCTTCTGACTTCATGCTTGAACCACAAATGTTTCAAATTTATGCAACTAGTTCAACGACTGGAACCACAAACTATAGATACAACAGATTTGTATTTGAACAAAAACCAAATGAAGTTCAATATGCTGGCCTTGGAGGCGAGTGGGTAAGTGTTGACAGAAATGGCGGATTTTCTTTTGTTGACTGGAAAAAATTTCAATTATTAACTATGTCTTTTTCTTTTGTCATTGCGAACGAGGATGATGGGCTATTGACTCATGTTGAAAAGAAAATTGAAACTTTGCGTAGGATTGCGCAAACTCCCTACCCAATTACATTTTACAATTTTGACGATATGTTTACCTCCCAATTCAGATACGACACTGGGAATACACCTCGTGGAATCCAATTTGTTATAACAGATTTGTCAATTACGGCGCAACGACGAAATTCACTGATGCAAATTACTCGGGCACAGGCAAATATTACGGTTCAAGAGTTTCCTATGGAAAAACAAGATTTAATATCAATGCCAAAACTTGTGCATACTCCTCCAAGAATTCCTGGACAACCAACCCCCGAGACAGAACCGAGTCAGCAACTAATCAGTGAAAATCTTTCAACTGGATTTATTGACGATAAATGGCTTAACCCACCTCCGACGGAACCAGTAGTGGAGCCATAATTTATGCCATCTGGTCCATCTAATTCAAGTATTACGGTTGAGTCTCCCGACATAGCAGAATTGTCGTATGACGACATCGTTGCTAATCAACCCAGGTACGAATTGCAAGGTTCTGAAAGACTAGTTCCTTTAATTTTTGTTTATCCAGAAAAATCTTTTGTTACGACTCTGCATAACAACATTTTGTCACTAAAAGTCAGTTTTACGCTTGATAGTGCTTCTGCATTGACATTTGATGTAGTTGACCCAGGTTTTGAAATGGCGCAAAGAAATTACTTTCAAGTCGGTCAAACTGTAATTTACAAAAGTCAAAATATCCGCAATGTAAGCAGAACATCAATTGGCTTGGCCCCAGAATATTGGGGTTACCCGTTTGAAATCGCCGATGTCACATACGAGCAGTCAAATGGTGCTTCGCCGATAGTGAGAATTCAGGCCTACACGAAAGCAATACAGCAAATGAAGAGGGACAGAAAACCAGGTGTAATAACTGGAACCAGTACTTCATTTGTTGAAAATGCAGCACGAAAATATGGCCTTGATTTTGTTGGCCAGCAGACAACAAAGACGGCAAACATAACCACCGCTTCAGGTGACAAGCAAGCAGATTCTGTTTGGGATGTAATAAAAAGAATTGCTGGAGAAAATAAATTTGTTGTTTTTGAAGCAGATGGAACGCTTTACTTCGGAAGCCAGAAATGGCTTTTACATAAATGGGGCCTTGAAGAATATACCGTTCAAAAATGGGTGCCTAAGCAAAGAAAAAATGTTGACGAGACAAGGTATCACTCGTATCTGACATACCCATCAACGGTTGACAATCTTACTGGGGTTGCCTATGACACATTCAAGTTGTTGCAACTCCCAACCATGCACAAGGCAGAAAACGACCCACATGAGACTGACGGCTCCTGCATTGTTGAGCGGACGAACGGCGTAAGACTGCGCCCTGGCATGACTGCATTTGTTGGGAATGTACCGTTCCTGAACGGCAATTACCTAATCACATCGGTTGATTATGAGGAGATGAGTCCAGACCCAGTAAGCGTGCAGTTTAGGACTCCTGAATTGACAGACAAGGAAATTAAACAAATCAAACAAATTGATGTTGGTGTAATATATCCAGGAGCAATTGAGTTCCCGTCGTCATTTAATAATATTGCACTTTCTGGGTCTTTTAATACTGCTGGCTCACAGCAATCAAACACCACTAGACAGTAACTGGAGGATTTATGCAAAACGATATTCACCGCGGCAGGGCAGTCTCGTATGCGGCAAGCCTTAACGGCGTTTTCGTTGGGACTGTTGTTTCCGCTTCCAGCGGCCTGCCTTCAATCAGAATAAGTGCGCTTGGGGACATTGTTTACAAGGATGTTCAATTTGTTGGCCGAACTGAAACCTACGCTCTTTCCGCTGGGGACGAAGTTCTTTGCACATTTGTAGACAACTCAACGGAGAGAATATTCATAATTGGTGCAGTCTCTAAAAAACAGGATGTATTCGTAAGCCAGGCTGATTTTGATGCACTTGAACTTCGCGTTCAAGCGCTAGAGGCATAGCAAGCGTTGTGAGATAATTGATTTGGTGAATTTATGGACATACTAAAATTTCCTTTATCGTTTGACAATGACGGCAGCATTTCAAAACTGCGTCAAAATTCAGACGGTTATTTTAAGCAGTTGATTAGTTTCTGCATTTTGACTGAGCCAGCGTCATTGCCGCTGACTCCAGACTTTGGCGTATATGACCCAACTTTCTCTAAAGTGTCTCCAGAAAAACTTGCCCTATCGGCTTCAAAATTTATTCCAGAAGTGCAAATCCAATCACTTGGTGGAACAATAAGTTCAGATGACGGAACAATTTCTGTTAAATTCATTTACAACAGGTAGGAACAAAAATGCCAATTGATTTCACTCAATATATTGACTTGCGGCCACTTGATGTCCAGCCTGCAGATATTTATTTGGACTCAATCGCTGTTGCGCGTGCCGTCCTGCCAGACTTCTCGCTAAGAGTTGGAACACCAGAAGATGCAATGTTCCAGGCAATCTCATACATGACAGCACTAAATGTTGGCGCAATAAATAGAATCCCAAACTCATTGATGATGGGCATCACAAAGATGATTGGCGCTCCAGTTCATGAGGGAACTCGCGCCACCCTAACTGCTGAAATTACTGCAATTTCAACAAACGGAACAACCATCCCATCAGGCACCATCCTCGCTCAAGAGGTGGTTCAGAATGAGCAAGTTGTTCAATATTTGTACTACACGGACGATGTATTGGTAATCAATGCGGTTGGTATAGATGACCCTCTGCCAACTGGGACCGTATCGTGCACATCAGTCACAATCGGCTTGGTTCCAGATGTGAACATCAATGACGAATTGGTTGTTTTGTCGTATGACCAGTCAATTTATTCTGCAAAATGCAGTGGGGATTTTGCGAACGGAACAAGCATGGAGTCAACCAATGACTTTTTGTCTCGGGCCATTACATACATACAATCGCTGTCTGTTGCAAATACAACAAAAAGCCAGTTGCAAAGTTTCCTGGTTTCAGCATACCCAGATTTGATTACGCGAGCAAAAGTCTATGACTTGACCGACCCAGAGGGCTCGCTTGATGTTGACGAAAGCGATGTTGCTGGTTATGCAACCATCTATGCCTATGGCCCAAATAGGCTTTTGACGGCTGACGAAAAAACTGACATAAAAAATGATGCCGTATCAAGGTCTGTCGCTGGCATCACCCTGGATGTATTAGACCCGCCGCTGCTTAATTTCTTCATTAATGCAACCGTTCTTTATGACTCATCCGTGACATCAAGCGCCTTGTCTTCTCAAATCGCTGGGAACCTTCTTGAGTTGTATAGTCCACTGAATGCTCAGTACACAGAAGAAAGATTGCGTTACAACACTGTTTTGAATGGCATCCAACTCAACTCGCAGGTAATCCATGTAACAGCGCTTTCAATTAGCAATACAAGAACAGCGTCTATAACTGGCGCAAGCGTTTCTGGAACTGCCGTCACATACACGGCAAATAATAATTTCAGCATTGGACAAACGGTTACTGTTACTGGAATCACCCCTTCGGGTCTAAATATTTCCAACAAGATTATTACTGCACGAAACGCAACAACATTCACAGTTGGCGTCTCTGGTGGTGCATCTGGTTCCTACTCCTCTGGAGGAACTGCGACCGTGACGCTTCCTGGATGGAGTGGGGCAGATGGCAATGACCTTCTGTACGACAAAAAGGGAAGCCTCCTGCAATTAACCGAAGGAAACATTCTTTTGACGCTAGAGGCATACGCAAGTTGATATGGCATACAGTCAATTAACCACTAATCTGATTTCTCCTAGAAACAGGCTGGAATCCAGGATTGCTACATCTGGAGGAACTCTGGAAGTCCAGAGCCCTACTGGGTACGAGCATGACTGGACATTCACGAACGCTTCAGCGACAGTGGTTTCGGATACATACATCCACCCGCTTCAATACTCTTTTGAAATTCTTCCAATTGATGAAAATGAACCAGTAGTAGTTTCATTAACTAACTTCCCAGCAGAACCAGCAGCAGTAATTCAATCGCTTCTTCAATTTCATTCCAGATTAAAATGCTCGCGAGTTTTGACAGTTGAGACCATGCTGGATGACCAACATGGAGCGGAATCAATATATTCCAACACAACATTTGCTGGTAACTGGTCAACCGCATGGTCTGGGCAGTTGCTCATGTCAGACCACGACCCTTCTGAATTCACGGTAAGTGTCACCATCATGGGCCATAGTGGCTCAAAAATATACATGTCGCTGCCGACACTTGTTGACGATGTGTCTTTTTATAACAATCCATTTGTGCAAAATGGACGGCGCAATTTACCTACATTTATGTGGGATAAAGACAAAGAGCAGGTGTTCCCGCAGTATCCGTTTTATAAACTGATGCACGCATTGACATATTACGCTGGAATTGCCAGCCAAATGTCTTCAAACTTTTACAGGTTTAGTCAGTCTGAAATCTCTGCGAAATTCGGCAGCAACCCGATTTGGGCAAATAGCGTATTGGTTGACGCAGACTATGTTGATAGCGACTACGAACAGTGGCTTGCTCAGTTTGTTGGAGCAAAACTAATCAGAAGCATCACGGTTAGCGGTAACGAAATAATTCAAGACCCTGACGCTTTTGCTACATGGCAACTGAAGACCGCATATCTTGGACGCGAGGCTGGAACGACTCAGGCGCTTCGTGAAACGGTCAAGCAAGTCTTGACTGGAAACAAAGTTGTTTACATAATTCCAGGTGGAACATCTTTTACCATAAATATTTACACTCTCACCGACGAGACGCCTGGTGTTTCTTCTGTTGGCGACACAAGCGTTGAAGTGTTGACGATTGCCAACTTGACCCGCCCCCTTGGGTTTGAACTCCATCACGAAGTATTTGACGAGTTGCCGCTGCTTCTTGACGACCCTGATTATGGAATTTTGGACGAGGCTGTTCTTGGCTCTAGCGAGTATGCTCCAGTATTCTTGCTCGGAAGCCTGAGCGCTGGTGTTCTTGATACAGCAGTACTCGCGTAGTGGTAAAATTGAGTACCAACGAAACGGAGACACTATGAGCACAAAGTTCATCAAAGACGCAGTTGAGCAGGCAGCAAAAACATTTGTTACCGCATACCTCGGTGCTTGGATTGCTGCTGGTTCAGATTTTGATGCATTAGTTGACACTGCAACTCTCAAGGTTGGAGTTGTTGCACTAGCAGCATCAATTGCAATGAGCATGGGCCTCAAGAAAGTCGGACCAAACAAGGATTCCTCAAGCGTCTTGTAGTCATTCCTCCTGCCAGCGATGGCAGTATTGGCTTACAATTGGGGCGCGGGAAAATTAGGAGCGCGCATCTATGCTTGCAGGAACTTACAACATAACTTGTCAGCAGGGGGCTACATTTTCGCGTTTTATCACAATGCGTTACCCTGACCCTGCGTCGCCTCCATCCGACCCTACATACCTCCTGTACGACCTGAGCGGGTACGAGGCCCGCATGCATGTGCGACGGACTGTTGACTCATCCACGACCCTCATAGAACTTTCAACCGATGATGGGAGCATTGTTCTGGGCGGAGAAGACGGAACGATAGAACTAACAATAAGCGCAGAAGATACGGCATTGCTCACGAGTTCTGGTGTATATGACCTTGAAATAATTTCTGATACTGGGGTTGTCAGCAGAGTTCTGCAAGGTGCATGGCGTCTGTCGCAGGAGGTGACCCGATGACAGTGACAAACTCCGTTCCCAATCAGGTAATTATTGAAGACTCTGTTATTGATGTAAATGTTGACGAAGAGGTCCCTAGTTTAATTACCATCTCTACGGTTGGTTCCGCAACTGTTCGTCGCCACATTCACACTCAAGCAAGCGCATCATCAATATGGACGATAAACCATGTCCTCGGTGGATACCCGTCTGTAATGGTTGTTGATTCAGCAAAAAGCGTTGTCGTTGGTGACATTTCATATGTAAGCAACACGCAAATTGTAGTAAACTTTAGTTCTGCGTTCTCTGGATATGCCTACCTCACTTAAGGATTACTCATGGCAATGAAATTTGTTACAAATCTTGATATCAATCAAAATCAACTTCTCAATGTAACTTTTGAAAAGGTACCGACCGACCCTTCAAGTGGCAACTTTGAAGGTCGGATGATTTATAACACAGCCACGGACACCATCAAGGTCTACACGGGCAGTGCATGGAAATCCTTGCCACACACCATTTCTGCTGGTGGCTCGCATACAGATGCCCTCACCATTACAGAGTCAAACGGAACAGTAACCTTAACCCTGAACCTTGCTGACACTGATAGTGCTGGTTTGCTCTCCAGCACATTCTGGAACATGCTGACTGATGCGACATCCGATGCAACAGCAAGCAAACTCGTTAAAAGAGACGCAAACGGTAATGCAAAAGTTGCCACACCAACAGACGCTGCACACATTGCCACAAAGGGCTATGTTGATGCCGCCCGTCAAGGCCTTGATGTCAAGCAATCTGTTCGTGCAGCGACTACTGGACCGCTTACTGTTGCAACAGGCCTTGAGGCAGGGGACACCATTGACACGACAGTAACTCTTGTTGCTGGCGACCGTGTTCTTGTCAAGAACCAGAGCACCGCATCTGAAAACGGTATCTATGTCGTTCAGGCTTCTGGCGCTCCTGTCCGCGCGGCCGACGCCAATGGAACCGCAGACACTGGAACCGTATCTGGCGGAACATTCACCTTTGTTGAAGAAGGAACCGTAAACGCAGACAGTGGCTGGGTTGTTTCCACCAATGGTGCAATTACCGTTGGAACAGATGCAATGAACTGGGTTCAGTTCTCTGGTGCTGGTTCAATTGTTGCTGGTAGCGGTCTTTCAAAAGACGGGAATACCTTAAATGTTGGTGGAACCGCAGACAGAATCACCGTCAATGCCGACACTGTTGACATTGCGTCAACCTATGTTGGTCAATCATCAATTACGACACTTGGAACAGTTACTACTGGTACATGGGACGCAACCACAGTCGCAGTAACCGCTGGTGGTACTGGCGTTGAGTCATTCACGGATAATGGAATCGTATACGGTGATGGCACAAACGCGCTTGATGTAACCGCTGCTGGAACTCAATATCAAGTCCTCCAGGCTGGTTCTGGTGGAGTTCCAGAATTTGGTGCTGTAAATCTTGCGCAGTCAGCCGCTGTAACTGGACAATTGCCAATTGCAAATGGTGGTACCAACGCAAGCACTGAGTCTGGAGCGCGCACAAACCTCGCTGCTGGTGGAACGCAGGGCGCTGGAGTAAGCACCCCAGTCCTTTCGCGCAAGGTTACAAAGGCCGTTGGTAACGGAGCAGATACATCGTTCACTGTTGTTCACGCCTTCAATACGCGCGAAGTAATGATTCAGGTTTACGATTCAAGCAACTACGACACCGTTATTGCCGACACCGTAAGAACAGACGCAAACACTGTTACTGTTTCTTTCTCAACTGCTCCATCATCTGGCGCATATACAGTTGTAGTAATCGGTTAAGACATAGCACCTTGAGGGGTGCGACAGACATGAAGAGACAGTTGAGGCTGTATCAATGACAAGATTTGTAGGGACACCGCTACGCGGAACAGAGTTCTCAAGCGCTAGTGATGAGGCAATCTCCGCGCGAGTTGGCACAGACTCATACCCGCGAATCCGCATTGATGCAGGCGGAAGAATCACATGGGCTTCTGGCTCAGCAACTGGTGACACGACCCTTTACCGAGATAGTGCGAATGTTCTAAAAACAGACGATGTATTTCAGGCTCTTTCTGGAGTTATCACACTAACCACAGCAGGCGTCCCTACCGTATCAATAGCGGACGGTGCTATCGCCGTTGATACAACTAACAACGAATTTTACTATCGTTCTGGTGGGCAATGGATTCAAGTCTCCGTAGAAATAGCATCAATCAATGACATTACAGATGTCGTCATCACCAACCCAGAAGAGTTCCAATCACTCGTATATGACGGAACAAACTGGGTAAACAAACACGCCTCAACAGTCACATATGTAAGAAACGCTGAAGCAACAACCCTCACCACTGGGACAGTGGTTTATCTGTTTGGCGCAACTGGCGACCATGCCACAGTAAAACGAGCAGACAACGATTCCGATACAACCTCCTCAAAGACTGTTGGCCTGGTAGCAGCAAACATCGCATCAGCAGAGAATGGTCCTGTAGTAACTCGTGGTTATGTGGACGGCATCAACCTTAGTTCTGGCTATGCCGCTGGTGATGTTCTGTGGCTGGGTGAAGATGGTGCATTTACCAAGACAAAACCATCAGCACCAGAGCATCTTGTGTTTATTGGCGTAGTAGTCCGCGCTACAGAAAACGGAATCATCTATGTCGCAACACAAAACGGTTATGAATTAGACGAACTGCACGATGTCTCTATTGTTGATAGAACTTCGGGGGATTTTCTAAAGTACAACGGAACACTATGGGTAAATGACCAAATCAACCTTGGCACAGATACCGTTGGCGATTCTGACGATGTTGCAGAGGGAACAACAAACATCTATTTTACTGACGCGAGAGCACGAACTGCCCTATTAGCGGATAATAACGGAACAGCAAACGGAATAAGACTGATTGCGCCGAATACTGGAACTGTTGAATTAATAAGCCACGAAGCAACCAGGTTCGTAAGAGTAACTTCAAACGCCACAGCAGGCGGCGGAAAAATAGAAATAGCAGGCTCAACGCAAGTTATTGCTGCCCCTTCAATTGCTGACCCAGGTCATTTAAGCGTTGCTGGAAGCATAACTGTTGGCGGTGCAATTGTTTTTGAAGGTGACACTGCAAACGACTACGAAACAACTCTTCAGGTCGGAGACCCAACAGCAGATAGGACAATCACCCTTCCAAACGCAACTGGAACGGTGGCACTTAGTGGCTCAATCGCTCTAGGAACAGACACGACTGGTGGATATGTTGAATCACTGGTTGCTGGAACTGGGATAACACTTACGAATAACAGTGGGCTGGAAGGCGCTACGCCAACAGTCGCGTTAAGCAGCGGTGTTGTGACTGCAACTGGAACATTCAACTCGGTAACGGTTGACACATATGGTCGCGTTACGAACGGCTCAAGTGTCCCAGTTGTAACAACATCCGATGTTGGAACTGTTACGAGCACGATGATTGCGAATTCCACAATTGTGGATGGTGACATTAGTTCAACTGCAGCAATAGCACTTTCAAAATTGTCAACGACTGGCGCAGCAACTGGCGACCTGATTTCTTTCAATGGAACTTCATGGGCTACATCAGCACCAGCAGCACCGAGCAGCAGTATTACCGTCTCCGATACAGCACCAACTCCAGCGGAGCAGGGTGACCTTTGGTACAACTCCCTTACGCTTGATGCCTATATTTACTATTCATCGGCTTGGATTCAGTTGTTCAATGACGAACCACTCGTTAGCGAAATCAGGGATTTGATTGATGTTCTGATTACCGATGAAACCTATGGTCAGGTTCTTGTGTATAACGGAACAGAGTGGGAAAATACATCATTAGTTGGAATCTCAGCGTCTTCCGACTCAAATTACACACTCGTTTTAACCGACATGAATAAGACAGTTGAGCGAAATTCCTCTTCGGCAAATACTCTTACTGTCCCCCTGAACTCCTCAGTTCCATTTCCAGTAGGAACTACGATATCTGTTTACCAATATGGTTCTGGAAAAACACAGGTAGTTGGCATATCTGGGGTCACAATCCGCTCCAACCCTGGTTTCTACCTATCGGCACAATATGCGGTGGCGACGCTCGTGAAGCGTGCGGCCGATGAGTGGATACTTTCTGGCGACCTGAGCGCATCGTAGGAGTTTTATGGCTATTTCATTCCCAGTATCACCATCAACAAATGACCAATTCTTCATTGTTGGCAAACTCTTTGTCTGGAGTGGTACCACATGGAACAAGAGCAATTTATATGCGATAATTGACGGTGGATTGTCGTCAACCGCGGTTTCTGGCGATATCAACACAGTAGATGGAGGCGATGCCTGATGGCTTACAAAAAGATACTTTTCCGTCGTGATACGGCGTCTAACTGGACATCTGCTAACCCGACGCTGTCCAGTGGAGAAGTTGGCTACGAGACAAATACAGGAAAATTCAAGATTGGCGATGGCACAACCGCATGGACCTCGCTTGCCTACGCAGTTGGGCAAAGGGTCGCGACAACAGACAATGTCACTTTCAACAACTTGACGGTTTCTGGCGACCTTACCGTCAGTGGCAACACGACCACCCTTAATACGGCAACACTGTCAGTTGAGGACAATATCGTCATTCTTAACTCTGGCGTAACTGGCTCCCCATCCCTGAACTCTGGGATAGAGGTTGAGCGCGGAGATTCAACAAATGTTGTTTTGCGCTGGAACGAATCAACCGACAAGTGGCAAGTAACCGAAAATGGAACAGACTACTACGACATTATCAATGCCACATCGCTTGAAGCGCGACTTGGAGAAGAGCACTGGCACAAAACCGCTCGTCTTGCTACGGCTGCAGTGCTCCCAAATACTCCTTCGTATACTGCTGGAACGCTTGACCTTGACGGTGGATATGGAATTGGCGCAGTACTTGAGTCATCCACAAATGCTCGTCTAAGCGTTGATGGGACAGAGGCTGCAACTGGCGACCGTATTCTTGTAAAGAACCAAGCCAACGCACTTCATAACGGTGTTTATGATGTAACAGCACAGGGAAGCGGTTCGGCCCATTGGATTTTGACGCGCGCAAATGATATGGACGGCTCTCATGTCGGACAAATAAAAGTTGGAGAATCCGTTGGTGTTCGCGAAGGAACAAATAACTACTACCAGCAATTTTCAATTTCATCAACTGGTACTGGGACAAATGGCGCTCACATAATTGGAACCGACAGCATTACATTTGTTCAATACAGCGGAACTGCGTCGTTCAACGCTGGAAACGGTTTGACGACTACTGGTAATACGCTAAATGTTGTTACTGCTGATTCTGGTCGTATTTTTGTTGGTTCAGACAGCATTGACCTTGCTCCGATTACTCAAAACGATGTTTCTGGTTCCCCAACACTTGCGTTTGTATCTTCAATAACAAGAGATGGGTATGGACGAGTTCTCGGAATAACAACCAACAATGCCGAATTGACTCTCGGCACAAATACGAATGGTGCGTATGTAGCATCATTGGTTGCTGGAACTGGTGTCTCTTTAACAAACAACTCTGGCGAAAGCGCAACTCCAACAGTAGCAATTGGCCAGGCTGTAGGGACTACATCAAATGTCACTTTTGCAACAGTAACGGCAAACCTTACTGGAAATGTCACTGGTGATGTCTCTGGGAATGCTGGAACTGCAACAAAACTCGCAACAGCAAGGAATATTGCTGGAAACCCATTTGACGGAACTGCGGCAATTAACATTGCTCCCACCGACCTAACTGGTGTTACTGCCAGCGCTGCTGAAATAAATATTTTGGATGGAGCAACACTTTCAACTGCTGAACTTAATATTCTTGACGGTGTAACATCTTCAACAGCAGAATTGAACATTCTTGATGGAGTTACTGCATCTGCATCAGAATTAAACATCCTTGATGGAGCAACGCTAACAACTACAGAATTGAACTATGTAGATGGTGTAACTTCTGCAATTCAGTCTCAACTGGATAACAAGGCAAGTTCAGCCGCATCTCCAGTAATAACCCTCGGTGGCGATTTAACTGGTTCAGTTACGCTTACAAACCTTGGAAACGGAACCCTCACAGCAACTATCGCCGCAAACTCCGTTGCTTTGGGAACAGATACATCTGGAAACTATGTAAACGACATTACTGCTGGAACTGGTGTCACGGTTACGCATACCCCAGCAGAAGGTTCATCTCCAACCGTCGCTATTGGCCAGGCAGTTGGAACGGCTTCCGAAGTCACATTTGCCAAGGTCACTACAACTGGGAATGTTGTTGTCGGTGGAAACTTGCAGGTTACAGGCACTACAACAACTGTGAACCAAACGAGTTTGGCAATTGAAGACCCGTTGATTTACCTTAACGACGGAAGCACCGTATCTAACCCAGACCTTGGATTTGCTGGTAATTACAACGACGGAACATATAAACATGCTGGTCTTTTTGCCGACGCATCTGACGGACAGAAATTTAAGTTCTTTAAAGGTTTGACTGTTGAGCCGACTAACCCAATCAATACGGCACACGCCTCGTACGCGGCAGCAGATGTTGTTGCCAACACATACGAAAGCACTGTTGCAACTGGCACCGCTCCGCTAACCGTTGCTTCAACAACTGCTGTAACCAACCTGAACGCAGACCTCCTTGATGGCCAACATGGTTCATATTATGCACCAGTAAATAACGCATCCTTCACTGGAACCTTCAGTGCTCCATCTGGAACGATTACCAGTTCAATGATTGCCGATGGAACAATTGTTGATGGAGACATCAATAGCGCCGCCAGTATTGCCCTGTCAAAATTGGCTGATGTGGTCACGAATGCCCAGACAGCAAGTTATACGCTTGTGTTAGGCGACAGGTCAAAAATTGTTGAAATGGGAGTTGGCTCAGCAAACACACTTACCATCCCGCCAGCATCGTCTGTCAACTATCCAATTGGAACTCAGATAAATGTGCTCCAAACTGGCTCTGGGCAGACCACAATCACACCAGGTGCTGGGGTCACGGTTAACGGCACCCCAGGATTGAAGGTTCGGGCCCAATGGTCGTATGTTACGCTAATCAAGCGAGCATCAGACTCATGGGTGGCTGTAGGAGACCTTTCGGCATAATTTATGGCAGCACAAAATCAATCTCTTGATAGTGGTGGTAAACAACCAACTACGCCAACTGTTGGAACACCAACATTTGACAATACGAATGGCAATGTCTCTGTTCCGTTTACTGGTTCCACCTACATAGGTAAAGGCACAATCTCTTATACGGTCACATCTAACCCTGGAAGCATTACCGCAACTGGCAGTTCCTCCCCGATTGTTGTTAGCGGGCTCACGGCTGGAACCGCCTACACATTTACCGTCAAGGGCACTGCGTCAAATGGCGTTGAATCTGGTGTTTCCTCTGCTTCAAGTTCTGTCACTCCTGGAATTAAGCCAAGTGCGCCAACAATTGGTACAGCATCGTTTAATAACACAACAGGTGCCGTCTCTGTTCCTTATACTGCTGGCTCGGCTGGTTCTGGTGGAGTCACATTCACTGTTGCCTCCACACCTTCTGGGGCTAGCGGTAGTGGTGCTTCTCCAATCACGCCAACTGGAATCACCCTTGGGACCGCGTACACATTTACCGTTACGGCTACGAACGCATACGGTTCAAGCACCTCTGCTGCATCAAACTCCATTACTCCTGGAATCAAGCCGTCAGCGCCCACAATTGGAACAGCAACTGCTGGAAACGCGCAAGCAACAGTTGCCTATACCGCTGGAGCCACTGGCACATCTGGGTCGGTCACATACACTGCAACATCAAGTCCTGGTGGACTTACCGCAACTGGAGCATCACCAATAACGGTGACTGGTTTGACCAACGGAACCGCTTATACATTTACGGTCACAGCATCAACCGTATATGGCTCCAGTACTTCTGCTTCTTCAAACTCCGTAACGCCAGTAGCGCCTCCATATTTCCCACCGTTCTTTCCGCCGTTTTTCCCACCGTTCTTTCCGCCGTTTTTCCCACCGTTCTTTCCGCCGTTTTTCCCACCGTTCTTTCCACCATACTTTCCTCCGTTTTTCCCACCTGCATTTAAGTAGTTGAATGCGATAAAATCGCTTCAACTATTACAAAGAGGGCGTATGCAGCGTAAAACAACAAGTCTTACAATTCTCCCAAATTTTATTTCCGATATTGACGCTAAAGATATTGTTGATTTAGCAATAAAATCAGATGGAAAATTCAATTTTGAAATAACTGAAGACGGGAAACAAATATCAACAGCAGATAACTCTGTTGGGAATATGGGGTGGGAAGAAGCACCTACAAAACTTCGTAATGGGTCCCCTTATTATGTTCCGTCTTTTTCAGCAGACCCAAAACCAACTAAAAACAATGGTTTTGCAATAAATTATCGCGAAGACACGGAACTATGGGCGCTGGCTGATAGGCAAGTCTCTTTAGTATCCGAGCATATAAGCAGCATGTTTGACATAGAAAAACTTGACCTCATGGCGACCATATTTCGTCGTGGTACAACTGGTGCAACAATGCCACCGCACCAGGACGGTCCAGTATTGAATGGTACTCAATTGGTGGATATTGACTTCAGTTGTTTTATGTTTTTAAATGATGATTTTGAAGGTGGTTCTATACATTTTGAGGAACTAGGGGTTTCGTGGCAACCAATTTGTGGTTCTGCAGTTATTTTAAGCAACACCTCAACCAAGTCAATGGTGCATGAAATCAAGCCAGTGACCAAGGGGGAGAGATTCTCTATAAATGCTTTTTTCAAGATTCTATAATCGGCTAGGATTCAACAATGACCTCCCCGTGGAAAGTTCAGCCTGGCTATTTTGGAACCACAAAAAACAATATTTTGATTCTTGATAATTTCATTGAACTTGAAGACTTGAAGAAAATTTACGGATTTGCGAAATCAATAACCGAATGGGAAAACCCAGCAGCAGAAAATCAGTACGATGAAAACGGAGTCTGCATTTACGACGCTAAATATTGGAATAATCGCCAATGCCCTGCGCACCTAATCAAAAAATACAGTCCAGAAGTTCACGATATTATTGACTCATATATCGTAAAACTTCAGAAATACTCAGAAGATTTTTATAAAGTCAAACTAAGCAAAAGAAGTCCTGTCATAGTTAGGTGGTTTGATGGGCTTGAGCAGCGCCCACATGCAGATAAACAGATGCTTGATGGGTCCCCCAATCCGTTTCCCGACTATGACCTCAATGGCCTCTTCTATTACAACGACGATTTTGACGGTGGGGAGTTGTACTACCCAGAACACGACTTGGTAGTTAAGCCACGACCTGGTTTAGCCGTCATGCACCCAGGAGATATTCACTATTTACATGGGGTAAAAACAGTCATCGGAAACGATAGATTTACAACACCTACATTTTATTCAGTTGAAGAACTTCTTTAAGGGGAAGCAATGAATTTTGAATACATCGGCGATAGAAAATTTGGGATTATCGCCTACAGGAACGCGCTTGGAAAAGAACTCAGACTACCCGAACGCCTTGAAGAGACTATAGGCAATAGCACGCAAGCGCCGTTTATGTGGATGGACGCTCTAGTCGGATATGGGCAGAAAATGCCAGAGTACAGAGACTGCGTTGACTGCAAGATTAGTAATGAGCACATCAAACATCTTCCTGATGAATTTTCAGAAATGAAGAACATCTACGAAGATACAAAAAACGGCTTAATCCCATGTCTGCAGGACTACCAAAGCAAATACAACATAAGCATGAATTTCATGGAAGCAATTAATTATGTGAGGTACAGGGAGAATCAACACTTCAATGTGCACAGCGACCATGGCTTCTCGTATGTGTGCACGGTCTCGTCGGTTATGTACCTTAATGATGAGTATGAAGGTGGAGAACTATGGTTTCCGTACCTAGAGATGTCTTTTAAGCCAACATATGGCGACATCATCTTGTTTCCGTCAACATTTATTTATGCTCACGCCTCAAAGCCAGTCACAAAAGGCACTAAGTATGCCGCAGTAACAATGTTTGACTACAATGACACATTCCACGATTACACGGATAAGAAAAATCCTTACGATGCCACGCCTAACTATTAAAAGAAGTTCTAACGAACTACCAATAGTAAAGCAATCTCGTATTAAGCGAGATTGGATGGACGCAACATACAACAAGCATGCCTATCAGTGCCTGCCAATGACCTATGCAAATGTCTACGGCTGGGAATTGTGCTTACCCCATGATGTTGTTGTTCAGTGGGATGGCACTACAAACCCAGCACAAATCATTTCTGGTGGGGAGTACGACGGAATGACAGTAGCGAGTGGCAATATCTCTGGGATGGTTTCATTCAGAACTAATTGCGCATTTCAAACAGACCTTGGGTACGACCTTTGGATTAGTGGTTCTCCGAATTATTTTGTTGATGGAGCAGAAGCGTTGTCGGCAATAATCCCGTCAAGTTGGTGGCCAGACCCATTTGAGATGAATTGGAAAATTAACAAAATAAATGAACCAGTGATATTTGAGGCTGGAAGTCCGTTTATGTTTTTCCATATATTTGATAATTCACTACTTCAAAATACGGAAGTAGAATTTACTGATTTATTTGAAGATGGTGAATTTGTCTCTCAGCGCCAAAAATACGGTGAAATGAAAATGAAAAACCAACAGGAAAATCCGTGGACATGGACAAAGGGAATCAAAACTGGCCTTGATGCTGACGGTAACCGTATTGGTCCAGAATTTTTGGGACTACCAAAACTACAAGAACCAAAATGAGCGAATCCATAACGCTTATGGCAACCCACGCCTATGTTGACAGCATCGGCGGCATTGATTACAGAACTGTAACAAACGATGTATTACAACAAAAATTAATTTTTGAAAAAGGGTACGGCTTTCGTGTTTACCCGCAAACAGGAGAATGTGCTGCGTTGCGCAATAAAATTGAACTCCTTGCCAGTAATACACTTCCAGTCAAAGTAAGACTGATTGACATATGGGCGGTCTCAACATTCAAGGGCGAATCTGTCTCCTACCACTCACACCATTCAAATACCCATATGCGGCCAGAAGAATATTGGAGTGGAGTTGTATACACATCATCTGACGATGATTCAGCCGAACTCGTACTGCACTCTTTCGCATTTAATAGAATTGAGTCAATGGTTAAAATAAAACCAGAAATTGGCAAGGTAGTATTCTTCAATTCATATGTTCCGCACTTTACGACAATGCATCAGTCAGAAGAACCAAGAGTTGCTGTAAGTTTCAATTTTGCTCCTATTGAGCCAAATACGACCGAGATACCCGACATGAGCGTTTATAGGGGTTAGATATGAATGACTTTTCAAGACAACAAGCAACACAGTACCTAGAACGCTCAATTAAAACTTTGTCGTCAATACTTGGTGTTGATGCTTTTTCGTTAAAAGAGATTCCAGTTGAAAAGTCTTCTGCACTGTACGATTCGTATTGTTGCCTTATGCATGAAGTTGACGCATACAGAAAGTTGACTGGTCATGCAGAATGAACCAATAATTGGGATTGACCCAGTTGACTTTAAATCTCTTGACAATTCAACTGTTTTCTGGGATGCCAAGAGTGAGTCGTGGGTGGTTGATGGGGATAGCGCACACTGCCATTTATATGGACCACCTGTTGAGAGTCTCCCAAATGGGGAAACAATTTCATGGAATTCTCCATCCGATACATGCGCCGCAAATGCGGAGTTCAAGTATGACCGTACTTTAGACCTTGAATTCAACAAGTCGGAATTTATGGCCTACATGTACATTCTTGGGTTTTCGGATTCAGAAATCGCATCAACGACAATAGATGCAATTGTTGAAAAAATACGAGATGTCTACAAATATAAACATGGTCAACCATGCGATACGGCGAGCCAGACTTACATAAAAAGAAAAAATATTGCGCTTTTGAGAGGCGTCCGAAGGTCTTTTAACAAAATGCAGGTTATTGAAAATGGACGCTAACTACAATCTTGCTCATCTGGCCGATATCTTTTCAAAAACCAAAAGCCATTCAGATGACTTTCCTGGTAAATATTATGGGTATTCATCAAAGTTGATGGCAGATTTTGCTGCGTCAATGGATTTTGACAGGCGCAACATAGCGACTGGTGGTGTTGACTTAGCAATATTCCCGTGGGAAATGTTTGAGCAGACAAATGAGCGTTCTTTTAGGACATACACAATCTCGCAAATATTTCAAGACCTTATATATGGTCTAAAGAATCCGTCAACTGTTTTGTTGTGTGGACCAGACTATTCAAGCACCCGTGTAGTCCAGTGCTGTGAAAGCAACATAAAAACCACACTCCTAAATGGGATATCTTTAAATACTTTTGAGAAATGCTTCAAAACAATAAACTCAAGATTTGCAAAACTTGAATACGATGTCATCTCTATGCAAGAAATTTTTGCTGGTAGCAGTCGTAAATTTGATTTGATAGAACTTTGGGTAAACCAAATTGACATGCCACTATCTCAAATAGAGTTGTTTATAAATCTGCTTTCAGACGATGGTGTTATTTTGATAAACGGTACATCTGATTGGGCATTTTTGTACGAAAACGATATGTATGGACACCCAATGCACGACCTTCATGAACAGTTGAAGTCAAATGGCTCTGTTTTTGTCCATCACATCCCTCTCCACTACGGGTTCACGATTGTGACAAAACAATGAAAGTATTAGATAATTTCATTACCGATAAGTCATTGTTGGACGAGATAAGGAGCGATAAGTCTTTTTTCCCAGAATCAATGGGTGATGACGAAAAAGTAAATTACTCAATTCATCAGTACCATGACCCAGAGTCCCCATATTTTTCGCCGTATATGTTCTGGGATGGGTGGTGGAGGTCTCCAGCGAATACACTCAAAAAGCGAGTGATACAGGAGATATGGAAAGACAATTTACCGCTTCCAGAAGATGAAATATCTGGTTTTGAGTATTGGGCCAAAACATTTAAACCAGGCCAGTATTTAGGCTTGCATATTGATGAAGATTCTCATCTTTACAAAGAACAGCAAATATTCAATGGCCCGACTATTGGCTGCGTGTATTACCCAGACCACGAGTCAATAGATGGTGGATTTTTGGAGTTGCATGAATTCTTGCTTAAAGATGGGAGCAAATCCCAACTTGAGCGAGGGATGCTTGATTCCATGGCTTCCCCAATTGAAAAACGCGAGAGAATTGCGTTTAAGCCAAACAGGTTAATCATATTTGACGCTGGACACGCCCTTCATAACACCACTCCTGCAGAAAACGGCATTCGCAGGGTACTGGTGGTCAATGTCTGGTCCGAAGACAAAAAACCACTAGGATTGCTGAACAACGGGTTCTATCTGGAGAAGTAAGTGAACACACAGAACATTATTCACGATAAGCAATACGCTCATAGTTTTGTCATAAGCGTAGATACGCCATTTGGTCAAGAAGACTACTTGCTGCTCATAGACGAGGTATCTGGAGAAGCAGAAATATCCACTCAACGAGGCAGCGCAAAATTCAGCACCTACTCTATTGACGAGTCCTCATTTAGTGCCTGTTTTGACATTGACACCCCAATGACCACATCTGTTTCAATGGGTTTTAATAAAATGGATAACTCCGAACTGTTTGCTGGAACGGTAAGCGTCGGAGAATTTGTCACAACAACCTTAACCGCAAAGAGGCACCAATGAGTTTTGCGTACGACATGAACATATCATCGTTGACTGGTGAAGCGAACTTGCTTGAATCGGTCAGGGGAAAGATTTCTTTATTTGTAAACATTTCATCAAAATGTGGATACGAGCCGCAGTGCAGCAAATTTTGGTCATACGCACGAGCGTCTCGCCAATTGTGGGAATTGCAAAAAGTTTATGACGAATTCAAAGACAGGGGATTTACTGTAGTCGGTTTCCCGTGCAATCAATTTGGCGGAATGGAGCCAGCAAGCAACGAGGAGATTGCTGAATTCATTGCTAAAAATTACCCATTTGTGACATTCCCAATAACTGAAAAAATTGATGTCAACGGTCCTGACGAACATCCAATTTACACATATCTAAAGGGCCCAGAATTACGCAACTTTAGCGACAATACTGCAGACTCTTCTGAAACCGCTCAGCGTGGGCAGAACAAGGCAATGCAGGCGATGATGCGAATTCCACACAACTGGGAAAAGTTTTTGGTCAGCAGGGATGGTGTGTTCATCTCGCGGTTTAACTGGCAAGACTGGCCCCTTGCCGACAAGCCTCTTGTCCACGGTGCAGCCTGGACAATCAGGGAAGCAATAGACGCGGTTTTGTAATATGAAAATTGAGAATCTCGGCGGAGGAGTTCTCGTGTTTAAGAACATGGTTGAAATAAACCATGATTTTTTAATTCCATACTTGGCTGAACTTCATGAAAAGGTCGTGCATGAGGACTTTACTGTCATTCATGATGACGATGGAAAAGAACTGTACGCGATAAACCGTTCTGGACATAGATATCCATTAAGCGATATTTATCGCGTGAATAGGATTATGGGGTTTGCGCCAGATGATGAAAATGATGAGAGGTACATATTCTTCAACAAATGCGAAGATGCTGTTTACACCTGCCTGATTAGGTACATAGAGCAATTCCCGATGATTCTTCCTTCGCTGTGGTGGAGAACTCAGGGTCATGTTGTTGCCTACAGGAGCGGCTCCGACATGGGCTTTCATTCCGACAATGATGTCAACTACCAGCCTGGCGCAGTACCAGATATGCAGGTAGCAACAAGGCATGTTCTTGGTGCAATCATATATCTGAACGATTCTGCCGAATCAATAGAGGAATGCGGACAATACCAATATGTGGGTGGTGAAATTGAATTCCCATATTTGGGGATTTCGCATAAACCAAAATCTGGAGATGTGATTATGTTTCCATCAAACTATATGGCGACCCATAGGGTTAAAGAATTATCTGGTGGCTCTCGGTATGCATATATATCGTATTTTTCTCACGGTTCAGAAGAGCCAAGCAGGGGAATATGTCCGTCGGATTCTGATTCATTCAAACTCAAATCATCTCAAGTATGGATGCCAGAGATATTCAGAGACTATGCTGAATATCTCAAAACAAAATATGGGAAAGACCTAGATAACCACCACATGCTTACTCTTCCGCTAAACAGGACGAATAAAAGCAATGGAACGATTCAAGAAGTAATAAAGGAAAAAAACAGAGATGATTTATAATGATGTTCCCCTAGAGCACCTTGGTGGTGGAGTCGTGCTCTTCAGGAACGCCTTGACTTTTGATTTTGATTGGGCTTGCAGTTTTGCTGAAGATTCAGTTTCCGCCGAGCGAGCAGATATGTACAAAGAAGCAATTGACCCAGAATCTGGGAAACGCGGATTCCTAAATAAAAGTGGTTATTTTTTCAACTACGAAGACACCATGAACATGCCTCGTCGTGGAGCATCAATACACAGGGATGAAAGAAGCGAAGTAATTGAGTTTCTTAAATTTCTTGAAAATTCACGAGATAGGTATCTACTTAAATATTTGGTGGAATTTCCTTTAGCGTATAAAAATATATGGTGGAAAGTCAAAGGCCACCTAGTCGCTTACTCTATTGAACACGGCGGCCGTTTTTTGGGCCCTCATTCTGATACTAGTGCAGATTATGCATACGGATTTGACCATCCATCAGACCAACTTGCAACCAGAAATACCGTTACTGCGCTCATATATCTAAATGATGGATTTTCTGGTGGCCAACATTATTTCAACTATTTGGATATTCGCTATACCCCAAACCGCGGAGACATTTTAATGTTCCCATCAAATTTCATGGCTGCACATGAGGTTGAGCCAGTAACAGAAGGAAATAGATATTCATATCTAGGTTGGTATGCTCACGGCTCGCCAAACCCAGCAGCAAACGAGTTTATTGCCGACCCGATTACCCAACCTGAACTCGCCGCTGTATCCACGAATGTTTACATGCCTACACTGAGGGATGATTTCAGAAATTACATGGCTGCATCTGGTGTTAGCCAGGATTCACCAGCGTGGCACCTAGTTGAAAGAATGCACTCATGAATGCTTCCCACCTAGGAAATGGCATAGTTCTTATTCGCGGAATGCTTGATGCTAATGAAATAAAAGCATGCGATGTATCTTTGGTGGAAAACTCCATTACCCCTCAAGGCTTTACGGCTAGAGATGGGAAACTTTACGACACTGGCGGCCATGAATACGATAAAGACGCAGGTTCTTTTACTCATCCAATCGGATATTCAGAAAATATAGATTCTGTTAATTTTACAAAAATGTTGAAAAGAAAAGTGTATGAATCAGTTGTTGGATACTGCAAAATATTTCCTTCGGTTGTTGAATGCATAACAGAGCATAAGCAACTCCATTACATTAAGTATCCACCAAATGCTGCAATGGGTCCACATTCTGATTGTGCTGCTTCTTATAAAAACAATTCAGTTGAGGTTATTTCGTCATCTGCAATAGACAATACTTTGAGTACATCGGTGGTTCTTAACAATGACTTTGAGGGTGGGGAGTTTGTTTTTACATTGATTGGCGAAGAGTTGTCGCTGAATGCTGGAGACGCCCTCATATACCCATCAAATTTTGTTG